TCCTTCAATAATAAGAGTTAAGTCTTTTTGACTTTCTTTTACAATAATTTGTCCTAACATTTAATTAAGTTTTTATTTATTAATATTAATTTTCTTCTTCTTCTAGAATTGGAAGTTTATTTTTTATTTCAGTATAATATGGATTTTCTTTTAATTTAATATTCTTATAATTAAGAATATCTCGTAATTCATCTGCTTGTGTTATAGTTAAACAAGGAGAACCTCCTGAAGCATCTCTTAAAATATCAACTAAAGGAATTCTTTCTACATATTCTAATAAAGCTTCAGCAGATTGAACTAAATCTATATCGTATAAATTATTTTCAGAACATAATTTAATTATTTCATTCTGTAAATCCTCTTGACCATATATTCTAGTATTACGTGATTCATAAGGTTTATATTTATTATAAACTTTATCCCATACTTTACTTATTTCGTTATCTATTAAATCAAAACTATTGCATATAACTGTCTCGTTTAATTTATACATTATTTTTTGTATTTTATAACTAGTACAATATTCTATTAGTTCTTTATATTTATCCATAAAAAAATCATTTACATAAGTGAATTGAGCAAACTTTTTAGAATGCTGTTTGCTAATTTTAATAATCTTATAATCTCTACATAAAATTCCTTCCCATCTATTACAATTAATATCTTCAGGTTTAATAGAATGTATTATTCCACCAATCATTTTTAATAAATGGTCATCGTCACTATATCCATATATAACATTTCCATCTTTTTGAACCATTTCAACTAATTCAGAAACTTTAATGCCGTTCGGTCTAGTTTTAAATTTTAAACCGGCTATCGTTTTATCATTAGGATAACTTTCTCTTATTAATTCTTTATAAAATACAGTTTCGTTTAATTTTCTAAATTTTTGTAAATCAATATCTACATCTTCTTCAGGTTTAATACAACTAATATCTATATCAGAATAAGATGAAATGTTATGAGAATAATCTTTTTCTAAACATTTAAATATAAAGTTTCCCACTTTAACTCTTTCTTCGTTTAATATATCTTCTGCATTATTATCTATGCCTTTATAACCTACTTTACTATTAGATTTAAAACAAGTAAAGTACATACCATAATCTTTAATTAAAGCCGCTGTTTTTAAACCGCTATACATATTTTCGACATGAAAAATATTAAGTTGTGATTTAACTTTTTCGTTAATAGTTTTTATAAATTCTTTAACGCTAACACCATCTAATCTTGTTCTATTAGCTTTAAAAGACTGCGAATAATATGAAATTGGAACTTTAAATTCTATACCTATTAGATTTTTTTCATCTTTAAGAATTTGTAAAGTATTTTCAGGTAACTCTGGCCAATTTTTCGACAATATATCTGAGTTAACATCTGAATTAACAGTATATTCAGATAATTGAATAAGAGTTTGTATACCTTCCGATTCTCTATTATCTGGAGTACTATAAAGAGAAGTCTGAAAAGATTTAATATTTAACATAGTGTAAATCCACTTTAAAAAATCTTTTTCATTTTCTAATTTTTTTATAAGTTCTAATTTAGATTGAGCTTTAATTAACTTTAATTTATTAATAATAGCGTCGATAGTTTTATCGGTATATCTTAAATTTTCTCTAGAAGGAACTAAATCTACTTCTCCTATTTTAAATCTAATATAACCATTAACTCTATATTGGTCAGGTTTCTTTATTGTTTCTAATAAACTAAAGTCGATTGGATATATAACTCTTCCTACAATACATTTTAAACTAGATGTACTTTTTTCAGTATTAGGAATAATTAAATCTTCTGATTCATATAAAGATTCTGGAAGATTAAAATCTTCTCCAAATCCTAAGAATTTAACAGCAGAAAAGAATAATAACTGTTGTTTAATAGCCATTTTAAAATCTACTCTATCTGAGCTTTTTTTTAATGGTATTATAACATCAGTACTATTTACTTCATTAGAAGATTTTTCATGAACTAAGGTCATTTCAGGTAAATTGTTACCCTTAAATAACATATACATTCTCTCTATTTTGTTGTGAATAGCTTTTACATAAAAAGTATCCGTATAAGAGAAAGCGCTTTTAGCTCCAATACCATAACCTCCTATTAATTTATCAGTAATTCTTTTAGTAGAACTACCAAGAACAGTAAATACATTAGCTACTCTATCAGGAGAAAGTCCATTACCCCAATCCTTAATAGATATGCAATGGTCGACATTAAGTAATTTATTACCTTCTTTATAAGTAACTTCTACAAAAGGATTGCTTTTGCTAAAATTATTTAAAATATCATCTTTCTCTAATTCTAACTCTCCTTTTATTTTTAAATCTCTTTCTCTATTAGCATCTACAGCATTAGATACCAACTCTCTAATCAAAGAACCTATAGGGTCTGAATAAAGATTAATAAGACTATCGATTACCATTACTGCAGATTCATCTGAAATAGAGAATTTTTGAGAAGTTCCTGCATTAGTAACTTTTATTTTATTTTTTTTATCTTCAAATTTCATATTATATAATTATGTTGTTTAATAATTTTTGAGCCTTTTCTTTTCCTAAGTATTTAACAGCGTCAGATATATCCTTAATAGGTTGACTTCTTGTTTTAAAACTTTGTAAAAATATAGGCTTAATACCATACTTTTTATAATGCTGGTTAGCATTCTTTACTCCTGCCAAATCAAAATCTTGTAATATATAAATCTTCTTAAATCTACGTTTAAGTTCATCCATAACTATAGGTTTAATCATTTGGCTTTCGCTTTGCATTGCTACTCCTGCATATCCTAATTTATTCGCAACCATGACATCTTTTAATGCTTTGTTTATCAATAATGTTTCTGCCGATTGTGGCATTTGGTCCCATCCCTGAAGAATAGATTTATTTGTATTAGACATCCATTTAAAACGTTTATCTAATTCTTTAGGTTTATATATTTTCCAAGCATACTTACCATCTTTATAAAATAAATAAGCATAAATAGGATTTTTTTTATTATATACTCCTATAACCCTATCTCCTGAAAATATATGAGATACACTATAAACATTATAATAATTTAAATCTGCTGAGCTAATGTTATATTGACTCCAATACTCTTTATCAGTTATTGTAAACTTTTGAATTTTAACTCCAATTTCATAACGTTTAGGCATAACAATATCTTTATGTTTTGGTATACTTCTTCTAAGTATTGTTATTCCTTTTTCTTCTTCTTTTTTATAAAATAAAGGAAGTTGAAAATCATTTACTATTTTAATTAAACTTTGTCTAAAAGATAAATTAAACATTTTTTGTATAAAATAAAAACAATCTCCATACTCTCCAGTAGAATGGTCTTTCCAATATATAAAATTATTATAATGTTTAAAAAACGCAAAACTTGGAACATTGTCTTGTCTCAAAGGACTACATATGCTTACTCCTAATAAAGGAGTTTCTCCAAGATAATAAGAAAGTATTTGATAATCTGTAACTAAAGTTAAAACAGCTTCTTTAGTAAGCATTTTTTTGTTATCGTGGATGTTATTATTTAAATCTATCATATTAATAATTTAAAATTGTAAAAGTAGGAAGGAAAACCAATATTCCTCCCTACTAATACAACACCAACAAATAAAAATTTAATTATGGCCAAGAAGGAGCAGCAGCTCCAGCTGTAGCCGTCGCACCAGCAATACTAGCTGGAGAATCTTGAGAAGGTTTTGTTGTAATATCAAAATTAGCAAATTTCAAAGTTGTTTCTTCTACAGGAACAGTCATAAGCTCCATAAATGGAACATATAAAGGTACTTGTAAATAACCTGAATCTTTAAAAGTTGTTTTCATACGAACTTTTACACCTTTAAAAGTGTTTCCTAAAGCTTCTGTACATTTTTGAAGTAAATCTTCAGAGTTTTGCGCTTGTGGTAACTGAGTTCCCGCAGGCAAAAATTTAGTAAGAATATGCTTAAGTCTTTTAGCTTGACTAAGCTCTTTCTTATCTGCTCCATCTCTATCGTAATCTACAAACCATTCTCTAAGTTTAATTTCTGCTCCAGTAGAATCAGCAAAGAAAAAATCTACTGCATCGTAGTCTTCTACTCTTTCAACTCTTACTAATTCGCAATTTTCTACATTGCAAGAAGCTTCTCCGCCATTAAATATAGCTACTCCGCTTCCTGTTTCTTTTATACTTTCGTCATTTAAATCAATCATTTTACTTATTTTATTTATTTATTAATAATTATTGGTTATTTGCTTTTTCTTCTGTAACAATTTCTGCTACTTCTTCTTGAATATTCATATCTTGAATACTCATAGTTTCTTCTAAACTATCGTGGTCAACTACATTACTTCCTGGAAAACTCTCTTCTGTATTCTCTGAATCAACTTCAGCTAAAAGAGCATCTTTTAAAGTAATTTCATAAAAGTTAATATCTCCTTGCTCACTAAAATTTTGAGCTTCAGTAGAAATATCAAATTCGCATTTTGGTCCAGTAATATTAAACATGCTCATAATTCTTTTAGCATGATATTTACTATTTATAGAACCATTATCTTTTACTTTATTACCTCCTTCTTCTGTAATATACATAAAAGCTTTATCGCCGTCATAAGCTATACCAATTTCCTTGTCATACAAGTTAATTTTACGCATCGCTACTGAGGTTAATCCTAATCTACCAACCTTTTCTGTAAATTCTACAGTTAATTTAGGTTCGTTACTTGTTTCAAACGCAGTCTTACGCGTCACTTTTTTTCCAATTAATTCCATTTTGAATTTTTTGTTTTTAATTAATCAATAAATATTTTATTCCACTTTAATTCTCCTTGAAAGCCAATAAGATGTTCGCAACGACTTCCCACTGCTATTTCTTCTCCGCTTCCAAAAGTTACCATAGTTTTACCATCTTCTCGATAGATATATCCTATAGCGTCCGCATGTGCGCAGGTTATACTTTTTAATTTACCTGTTAAGTCTATATCTTTGGCCGATACTTCTTTTCCTTTCTTTTCAAGGAATTTGTCTTTTAAATGCCCGATAACGATAACGTGGTCCGCTAAACTATATAATCTGTTCATCCATAATTCATAAGAATCTCTTAACCATCTATATCCAGCTCCATTAGGAAGTGTAAGCACACTAGTTCCTAAGTTATTGGGGTCAAAATTCTTACCTTGTGGCGAAGCTTGATACATTCTTTTACCATCTGCTTCACACCACGATTCAAGAGCTGTTACAGTATCTATTGCTATATACTTATAAGGCTTACCTTCTCCGTGAATTTGTCGTCCTATCTCAGAAAGTTCTTCTAAGTTATGAACATTAATTTTAAGAGCGTCTAAGAAATTAGACCCGTCTTCTAAATCTAATATTAAACATCCTTCTAATTGAGAAAGCATTGTAGTCTTACCTATCTTAGGGGGTCCATACAATACAATTCTCTTTGGCGACTTACCTGCCGCTTTTACAATCTTTTTAGGTAATGTAATTTCACTCATTTCTTTTTTTTTATTTTATTAATCTTCTGTTATTTCATTCATATTAATTCCTGTACCTCTCTCAACAAAGTCTTCTACTCTATTGTATTTAAGCATATTTCTCATCTGAGCTACAACAGGTTCTCCTTCTCTTACTTTTAAAAAATGCCAATATATTCGGTCTTTAACAGGCCAAGAATTTGGTCCATATTGAATAATGCCCATATATTCAGGATTCATAGTAACCATTACTATATCTGAATACATATATAAGCCATCTCCACCAAATATATCTCTCTTCTTAGGAAAATGCATATTAGGGTTGTCCATTCTTTCGAGCTGTTCAATCTCTCTATTCATTTGAGAAGCTATTACAAAAACTACTTTAATAATTTTTTTTAAACTATTAAACATCTCCATAATTTCCATTAATAATTCTCTCTCTTGTCCACCTTTTCTTTTCTTTACCAATAATGAATGGTCAAGAAGAACTACTAAACCAGTATGTTCTTTCTTTCCACGATTCATATCATGATACTTTTTAAGAATAGTTTTTTCTATCTGTTCTACATTTCCTGGAGTATCGACATAACTAATTTTATAATTAGCTAATCTTTTAGCTTCCTTTACTGCTTTCTCATAATCTTTTTCTTCTAAGACTTGACCTTCAAATCCACTATGAAGTTCCTTAGTACTTAAGGTCATAGCTTTTGAAAGTTTTCTACTAATAAGATTACGAGCTAACATTTCGAAATTAAAAGAAAGTATTTCCATATCCTCTTGAGGATTAAGTTCGCACAGAGCTGTTTCTAATTCGTTTAAAATAGCTGTTTTACCACTACCAGACATTCCTGCTATAGTAATTATATTATGCCATTCTAAACCTCCTAATCCAACATAATTAAATTTATGCCAAGGAGTAAGTAAACTCTTTATAGTACCCTCTTTTCTTTGTTTAATATAGTCGATAGCTTGCATAGCAGCTGTCTCAATACTAATAGATTTAAGAGAACTAGATGAGTTGCTCACCTGGTTTTGTATCTCCGCCATTTTCTTTCTTTTTTTCTGCTTGTTCTAATAAATATTCAGCTTTTTCCCACTGAAAACCATTTAAATATGCTTCCATTGCTGGCATATATTTAAGGTCTCCTGAAAGTCTTTTAGCTTCCATATCTGCTTCTAATATATTCTGTACTTTAATTTGCTCTTTTAATTTTTTACCAACTTTAATAAAATATTTTTTCTTTAAGTTTTTAGCAGACATACTATCTACATCTACAGGTCTTAAAGCTCTATAACCTCCCGCTTTCGAAGGAACTTTTTGAGGATAGGTAGAAAAGAACTTATAAAAGTTCTCATCTCCACCATCTACACCAAACAATTTTAGAGTTTTTACATTATCAACAATAATTTTATCAAAAGGTAAACCCGATATAATATCATCTTTCTTAGAGAGTATAAACCCTTGATTAGAAAGTTTTATAATATATTGATTTATATTACGAGAACAATTACTTTGGTAGCTTCTTAAAAAAGGATAAGCCTTTTTATATAATAATACTAAAATACAAAATTCTTCTGTAGAAATACCATAATCAAGCAACTTTTTTAGAGGTACTTTTATCTCTACATCTCCCATTACCATTCAGCTTTAATAGCTCCCCAAAAAAGATTTATCTTTTTAACTCTTGAGTTATATTCTTTAACTGCTTTCTTAATTTTAAAAGAAGTATTAGAATTTTTATTTTTTCTATTTTCAATTTTTCGAGGTCTAGGCATTGAAGTAAGACTTTTTTTAGTTGTAGTTTCTACAGTTCTTTTTAAAGTATTTTCTCGAGCATATTCAATTAACCATTCTAAGCAATTAATAGCATCTTGAGTAGTAGGTCTTTTAGTTTCTAATTTTTTAAGTAAACCATGTCTTTTTGCAACTATTCCTAAGTTATGTACATTATGTTTTTTAGATAAAGAAGTAATACTTTTATCTGTATCGTTATGATATTCTTTTAAAATTTGGTAAGCTTGTTCAATTCTTTTAGTTTTCATAATTTTAATTATTTAATTTTAATATTTGTTCACACATTGGTTCGCTAATAGTAGCATAAAAACTTTTTTCTACATATTTAGTTAATGAATCAGTATTATTAGCTAATACTAATATTAATCCTGTATCATCTTTTTTATTGAATTTATGAATAAATCCATAAAAGATTTTAGCTTTGTCTTCTAATTTAAAAGCTATATTTTTTCCTCCTTCTTCTTGTAAAGATTTTAAAATTAAAGAAGAAGTTTTTTCAGGAAACATAGCTATAAAGTCTAATACTTTATCATCTTTTATACAAGAAAATATTTCATCGCCTTTAATGATTTCCCATTCTTTTTTTTTTAATATATCTGTCATAATAATTATTTAATATCCTTATCTATAGGAGGATTAGTTTTTTCCATGTTAGGCTGTTGTAATAATCTTTCTAAAGGATAAAACATTTGTTTTTCAAACTTTCCATATTCATTTGGAATACTATTTAAAGATATTTCTGAAATAGGAACTAAATAAGTAATTTCTACATTTTTATTTTTCTCTCTAAGTATAATTGTTTCTATATTTCCTTTAGCTGCTACAGACATAAATTGGTAATTAAATCCATAAGCATCTAACTTATACATTAAATGTTTATCTCTATCTCTATACATCTTTATTACAGAAGGGTCTGCAGGGTCTAGATATCCTATAGTATTTTTTTTTATTCCATCTGGAAAAAGTAAGGAAAGTCTATTACCCTCCTTAATTATTTTATAATCTTTCATTACTCATCTTCTTTGTTTTGGTTTGTCATATTATATATAGTAATGGCAATAGTCATAGATTGTTTTTTGTTTAAGAACAATCCACTTTGACTATGAAATGTATCTCTTATCATATTATATATTTCTAGTTGATTCATCTTCTTTGTTTTGGTTTAATTGTTTAAGTAATTTTCTCTCTAACCATTTTACGTACTCTTTAGAATACCTATTATCTGACCAATGCACTACAGTATTTGTTTTGTAGTATAATTTTATAAGTTCTTCTTCACTCATCTTTGTTTTGTTTTTATTATATTAAACATTAAAAATCTCCTAACTTTATATGCCCTCCACCTCTTAGCTAATGCTATGGTATTTTGACTTACTAGGATTTCTTTTTATGTTATCTCACAAACAACCTAATCCAGAACCCACTAGTAGGGTGAGACTTTTAATATTTAATAATAATTATAGAGTAGTTGTAAGCCATTGCATTTCACGTTATATTGTTTTTCCATCAACATAACTCACATGACTAGCTTACAACTGTGTATTCTGTTTCTGCTCCTTCTATTACCAAAGGATGCGGTACACTTTCCTGTGTTTTATACTTACGGGTTGCTTATCACTCTACATCTCTTTACCAAGTGCGGCACTATACTCCATTACAAGTCTATAGTGATTTACTACCAAGATATCCACAAGCTTAACATAACATTGCCATCGCAAACACTAAGACTCTAAAATTTTTGTAAAAGAGGGGATGTAGGCATTACAGCTCCCACTCCCCTCTGTATGCTATTAGGTATAGCACCACACCACCCGGACGGAATTAACCTATGTGTCAACGGGATTTAATAATATGTTAAGCACTGCACAAATGAACCTACTGGGTTCCTCTCTGACTTACCTTATGTGAAAGAATACACTTTTCCGCAGCTTGCCGAAGTATAATGTATAGGCTCTGGGTTTACCTACATAAGAAGCTTTTGTTTCAGCTCTCACACTTACTCCTTTCTTCCTATGATCAGGGTTCATAATGGCAATGCTTAACAATAATATTATGTTAGGTAGTATCCGGCTTTAATATTATTATTAGCTGCTTGCATCCTTAGCCATTAACTCCGGTAGTAGGAGTCACTAATAAATCGTTAGGTAGTATCCGGCTTTAATATTGATCAGCTGAAGAGTGTGTATAGGTTTTGAGACCCGTTCTAGCCTGCCTATTACTTGGGACAATTTGCCTTGATCAGCTCTGCTGAAGAAACTATGGTGAATAAGGTAGGAGCGAAGGTGGTGTATTACCACTAGAAGTCCTGGTATTATTCATGCATGTTAGCTTAGCATATACTGCCAACGGATGTCTGCCCATGTTCCCACACTACTTAGCCTATTTTTCACATGGACGGTTTTATATCCATTGGCTTCAACTACCTAACAATTTCTTAAGGGGAATCTATACAGATCCAACACGCAGACCGACAGTCTTACCCAACACGCATTCCTAACAAGGACGGGTTGGAGACGACTTTCTATTCAAGTAAGTTATTAAGATTTATTTTGATATCATTGAAAGACTCATCTTCAGAATTGTAGTCTGTGTCTTCAATTTCGTTTTCAATTTGAATTTCTTTTTCAACTTTACCACCTTTGACATAATAAGATGAATATGAAGGGTCTTCACCGTACCCGCCATGTGCGATTTCATGAAGTTCTTTGTCATTTAGCGACAAATATTCTTCAGTACTTAAGTACAATACTTTGCCGCTGGGTAGTTGGTATAACATTTTTATCCATAAAAACAAACATAGATACCAAAAGTACAAAATAATTAATAGCAATCTAATAAGTTTATAAACCTAAATTATTTAAGGATACTTTTCTGATACTTCTTCTCTTATAACCTCTTCTTCTATAGGGCTTTTTAAAGTAATTATACTACCTTTTTCATTTAGTCCTGTATATGATACAGTATATGCATCTGCTATGCTATATGGATGACACTCTAAAATGGTGCATACAATCA